AATTGACCTAGATATCAGCAGTTTAGGGTCTCTGGTGGCTGGGCTCTCTTGAGCTCCACCGGTAGAGAAAGTAGCGTACGGGTTGCGCATATAACTATAAAAAGCAGTAATCATACCTTCTCTGGACTGACTCATCTTTTCTACTTTAGCAGATTCTGCAAAGCGTCCGGTTTGATAATTTAAAACATCTCTGCGTAATCCTGTACCCATGTTCTTTTGAATCTGAGTATGCAGGTTCTGATTAAGTAGATTCTGTAAAGAAACTAAGCTAGTAAATTGACCGCCTAGGGTACGTAATTTTTTAGATATTGTTACACTAGGTGGCCTACTTATTTTTGTACTAGATTTAGTAGGTTTCTTAACAGTAGGGACTGATTGTTTAGGACTGATCTTAGATTTAAATAAATTAATAGAATCTTTAGAATTTGTTACTTCTTTTGCAGGTAAAGGTTTACCTGATAGTATACTACTAAAAGTTACTTTGAGGGCTTTTAGTACAGAGTCTGAGCCCTCAGTTTCTATTAACTTAGCTGCTATTTGTTTACTATTTGCTTGCAAATTAGCAGCTACTTTTTTACCTAAATCATCTAAGTAATTTCCACTTGTTAATTCTGTTCCTACTCTATCTATATAGTTTGCTAAAGTGGTAATACCGCTGAAAAAAGATATTAATTTATTTCTGAATACTTCTGTCTGTTGTTGTTTATCAATATCTCTTTGAGGGCCGGGATTACTCACATGATTAATTAAAGCAGTAAGATTTTTACCTAATGTACTTAATTGGGAACCAGCAAGCTGGTTAGCAATACTAAGCTGGATTTCTATAGAAGATTCCCCAGTAGCTCCTGTAGAACTATCATATACTGTTTTCTGACTGATAGCATTTAATTTAACATTATTAATAAGGTTACTGGTAATATGGTCTGCATCTGACAAAATATGCAACATACTTTGAAATAACTCATTGATATACGCTTCATCCTCTGTAATATCAGAATTTGAAAAGAATTTAATTTCTGGATTCTTAGGTATTGAAGGATCTCCGTGTACGTCAAGTACATTGGCTGTTAGTCCAAACGCTCTGATAAGCCTCTGATTGAAAATACCTAAAAAGTGTCCGGCATCTGTATTAATATAAATAAATTGTGAAATTACCTTACCATTTACTGATGCGATAAAATCTGCAAATCTTATATTAAATTCTCCGTGTACTAAATTTTTAGCTATGAATTCTTTATCCTCTGTAATAATTACTGTATCATCATCTGGGAATGTTTTAGTATAGTAATCTACAAACTCGTTGTATAGAGAATTTCTACCTAAAATTTTGGAAGCAAAAATTGCTAATTCTGATAATATCTCATTAACAGGTTTACCTAGCCCTATTAAATCAGTTATATGCTTAGCTAACTCGGGAGATTTTTCAGCAGCACTATTTTTAAGATATGTTTCTTTATTCAATCTTATCAATTGTTTGGCATTAGCATCCTTAGCTGCAATACTAGCCTCACTAAACTGTTTAGATAGTAGGTTTAATGATCCCGCGGTAAGAATGCCTTCCTGTTTAATGTCTGTTACTAATCTAACAGCTGCTCCAGATCCTGGGGTTATTCTATCAGCTCCTCTTCTATACGAAGTATCCTTAGCTAGAATAGCTTTTATAGTATGTTCTTGAGAAGCTAACTGTGATTGTAGTCTAGCCAATATTTGATTAACTATAGTATCACTAAATTTACCCTTGCTCATAGTTAATTGTAACTCTCAGTATACAAATCTAACACACGTTTAATATGAGCAGGCAGGTGAGTATTAAGAATATACTCAATCTGTACAGTGCTGGCACCAACGGGCTTCTGAGATTTAACAGCACCGTCACCTTTTAACTGATAAGTAATTAAATCCATTACAGCCATCTTTAAATCGTACGGTAGAGTTTCATATCCTGCAGTGTAAGTAACTCTGTATCCATTAACACGTTTAGTAAACTCAGGATCAGGATTATACCGCATACTGGTATTAAGTCCACCGTAGTAATCAGCATAAAAGTTCATGTTCCTAATTGGAACAATCTGATTAGTTTCTTGATCTACAGCATAATCCGTGAATTCCGTTAACTCTGTATATGTATTGCCGTAGTCCAACGAGTACTCAACGCTGCTCACAGACAGCAAAGGAGTTTCAGCTAAATTAAACGCAGTGCCGCCTTTGAATACTTGTACTTTACTATCGTTGACGTAATCTACGAAAGTTCTACGACAAATTTGTTTGACTAAATTACTAACTGCTGGAATAAGAGAATTTAAAACACCATCCTGCGTAGTACTGGTAATTCCTACGTGAGCCTTATATTCTGCGAGCGTTACTAGATTTAGTCCCATATGTTTTCCTTTTATCTTTTCTAAAGCTCAGGCCTTAGAAAAAACAGGGAACCGAAGTTCCCTATCTTTAAGTTAGATTAGCTCCAACGTAGAGTTGCTACGCCTTGACCTAGATTGGTAGTGACTTGAGTCATACCAGTACGTAGGCTAGCTACTAGAACACGACGTTGAGTCTCAACTAGTTCTTGAGTGTCAAAACGTAGACCACGCTGATTACCTGCTAAGAAGTTACCAGGAGCAATGCAAAGTGCACCGATGTTGGTAAAGACTGTGCCAGGAGTAGTTGTGGCTGCTGTAGGCTTAGAAGGAAACTCGCCAGATACTAGAACTGGAGTGTTACCTAGTGAACCAACTTGACCAGTTAGTAATGTAGCTTGTACACCAACTTGGTTCATTGTTTGGAAAGTAGTGTCGTCTAGTAAGTCGTAGTAGACTTCGGTAGAAACGATATAAACTAACTCAGCAGGATCTAGACCCCATGCACCTAGGCTCTTACGTAGAGCACGTAAGTTAGCAATAGTTGCGGAACCGGTATAAGTAGGAGTAACTGCAGCAGTAGCTTCGTACCGTGCTAGACCCTTAACAGGATCGGTACCAGAGCCAGCACCATATAGATACGCACGGTCAATAGCACGAGCAACACGACGAACCATTGCGTCACGAACGATTGGTAAGAGAACAATTAAGCTGTCTTCTTCTTCTTCGTAGTTCATGTACTCGTTGGTAGCAACCTTGTATGCATTTAAGGTAACTTCTTTTAGCTGATGTGTAGCAGTAGTACCTGCTGAAGCAGTAGTACCAAAAGCTGTGCCTGACTGAGTAGCCCAAGTAGCTAGACCAGCTTCTGGGTTAACTGGAATAGTCATGACGTTGGTTTGCATCTGAATTGCACGAATATTAGGTGCAACTACTAAACGCCTACGAACTTCAGCTTCCATGTTCATGGAAACTTCTAGTTCCCAAGTACCGCTTGGAACGTGTGGGCTGCTGGTAGAAACAGTAGCAGTTTGGCTGCTGCTTGAATAGGAAGCTTTCTGAACTAGATCGCGGCCAAATTTGGTGCCTTCGATACCCTTGCCGGTGATTTTGCCTAGTAAGTAGGCGGTTTCACGTTCTTGATATGTAGTAGGTTGACCAGACTTGTCGCCAGCAAATTGCATCTTGCTTGCTTGGATTTTGGCTAGTTCAGCAGTCTTTTCAGAGATAGCTGCTTCTAGTCCTGCTAGAGCGCTCTTTGAATCGTTGTGCTGGTCTTCGAAACGCTTGGTGACTTCGGCTAGCAAACGCTCGGCACCGGTGTCAACAGTTTTAATAGAGGCTTCAACAGCGCTCTTGATTTTGGTTTCTAGTTCTGCAGCAGCCTTGGCTTCTGCTAGAGCTTTTTCTGATTGAGCAGCTTGAGCTGCTAGTAGAGACTTGGTGGCTTGTTCGGCAGCACTGTTGGCAGCTTCAGCAAGCATTTGCTTTAGTTCTTCTGGATTCATTTTCCATTCCTTTTGAGTTGTGCTTTTTGCTTCCGTTGTGGATTCTAGCCCTTTAGCTGAATTGCCGTTGCGTGCAAATTGCTCTTTAAATTTACTGTAGTCCTCAGCACTATTAAATGCCTTGGATAGGTTAAATACAGTATTCTGATTGCATGGTACTGAAACGATTGAAATTTCAACTAACTCTAGCTCTTTAATCATAAAAACTTCTGCTGCTGAATTATATTCAGCATCCATAATTCTAAAACCAACGCTAAAGGCTGTTAATACCTTGTCTTTAACTAAATTAAATATCTCTGCTGCTGCTGAGATTCTTGCTTTAATCCATAAACCTTTACTATCTATTCTGTGTTCAACCATGCGACCCACTGGGTCATCATAATCATGCTGAGATAAGATAATAGGGTTAGTAAGATAATTCTGAATGCCTTTTTCCCAAACTGAGCTGGGAACTACATCTCCTGATCTATCAATATCTGTTGTACTTGCGTAACCTTCGATAAAAATAGAATCAATCTTGTCCCCTGCAGCCGGTAAGGCTCCCATATCTTTAATGGAAAAAGCACTATTCAAGTATAGTACTTTATTTTTTTCCATATAACTCCTCACTTATTGTGCCTTGCCACCTACTGGAGGTTTTGGGCTTGCCCCGTCTGACGAGGCTTTAGGTGGTGCTCCACCTACACCAGGGTTTACTGCAGAACCAGCAATATTTGCTGGAACTCGTAATTCATCAAATCCGGAAATAGGTCCGTAACGTAGTTCTTCCCGTGCTTCATTGGGTGTGATGATACCGCCGTTGACCAATGAAACATTGTATGCTGCTATGTCTTTTAACTCTGGTTGAAGTGCTGATACATTGTATGTAACTGGTGCAATATCATATCCAAAGTATCGCTCTAGCCCAGATACAAATTTCGTAACTATTGGAATTACTGTTTCTAAATAGAACAAACGTAAGTTAGGGCTAATGTTTGCATTATTACCGCCTTCTAGTAAAATAGGCGGAACTCCCAACGCACGTAAAATCATGGCATTGTGACTTTGAATAGAACTTTCAAAGTCCATTTCCGAAAATGTTTGTGTTAAGTTGCTGAACGGCTTCAAGCCACTGTCTAAGATCATGGGCTTGCGAGCACCGTTCTTTGGACTGTAGCGAGCCTGCCAGTTGGCAATTGTTTTGTCTTTGGCGATCTGACTAAGCGTATTCTCGCTTGTAAAGATTAAACCTGCTACAGCTCCGTTTTCAAAGAACTGTTCTTGAAACTGCTGCATCTTGTACAAAATTTTGATGTTTCTGTCTGCAGATACTAGTCTGCTGGTACCACGATAAATCGACACACTGTTCAAGTCTTTTACGTGTATGATTTCGTCGGGTTTAAAAGAGATGGTTCTGTTGTAAGTATATAAACTTACAAAAGTTTTAGGGTCTGTTTCAACTGTGACATGCGAAGCAGGCAAATGGTATAAGTGAACACCATCGTGATAAATGAATATATTGCCTTCTAAGATAAAGTCAAGGAATAAGTTGTTTCTGAAATCTTGTGCTGACTGGTACGGGTTAGGCGTGTAATTTAACAAACTGGTTAATGTTTTTTGTCTAATGCCTGTTGCTACACCAGGTGCTGTTTTATCTTTTACGTCGTAATCTAAACTACTCACTGCACTAACAATCATGTTAACGCCGCGATTTACAGATTCCAGCTTGTCAAATGCTTGCGCGTAATTAATAACAGCGTTGGTGTTGATAAACAACCCTTGCTCTCTGCTAATAAATTCCTGCGCTGGATTCAACTTCTCTCTATCTGCAAACCAAGTATTCGGTTTGTACCAAGCCATATTATTCCTTAGTAGAATTGGCCGAAGTGAGCTATTGACTGGTGAACTTTAACGGGTTCCACATATCCACTCTCTGCTTTTGCCTTCTGGTCTTCAATCCACTTGCTTTGCTTGCTGGCACTTATGAGGCTGGGAGCTTTACCGTATACACCATGTAAAGATACGTGATGCCTATTACACAGAGTATAGACGTCTTCGTAAATTTCCTTGTGGTGGACTTCAATAAACTGATCCCGTACAGCTAAGATTCCAGCATCTGTGGAAATATCATAACCGCTTTTATTTGCCCAGTTGTTTAGCAGCACAGTAAGTGAATGCGTGTGATGTAATTCTAAGTCGGCTTGCGTGTTGCAGATGTAACAATAGTCCTTCTTGTCGTATGCTGCTTTCGCCCTGTCTCGGACCCATTTAACCGGAATACGATTGTTGGTTGTGTTCTTAGCCATTTTTACACCAAAGTTTTTAATTTCCTTATTATAGCATGCAGGCACACCACTGTCAACACTTAAAATTTCATAGTAGCAAAAGAAAAAGCCTCTGAAAACACAAGGCTTTCAAAGGCTTAAATGGTATAAGTATACAGTGCGTAGCGCAAAGCATCTGCAATGTGAGAGTTAATGTCGTGTTCGGGTTTTTCACGTATTAGTTGAGCGTTTTTACTCCACTGATACTGGTCTAACATTTTCAAAGTATGTGCGCAGTGTGGAGCTACCAACAAACGTCCTTGATCCACAATTGTTTGAACATACGCAATTCCTTCTAGTACTTGCTTTTTGGCTTTTATACTGGCGATGTTGTAAGTATAAGCCAAGTCGCCTGCAAACTGAGCAGCTGCTGAATCGATGAATATTGATTCAATGCCGTAACGCAAGACGAGTTCTCCAATTGCTTGAGCATGGCCTGAAGTTGTGGCTTCAGACTGTTGATACTCGTCCACGACATGAAATTTGTCCAGTTTAGGGTCGTACGCTACCACCACAAAAGCTGTAGGATCACGGTAACCTGGATCTAGTCCTGCAATGTATTCCACACCATCACTGTGCAAAAATTCCTGTATACAAGTCTGGGCGTCAAAGCTCGCAAAAATCTGACCTTCGAATGTATTGAAGCTGGCCAAATACTCTTGGTCGAATTCTGCTTTTGACATTGAGCGACGAGCTTCGGCAACGTCTTTTTCAGTCATGCGTTCGTTTTCGGTATAGTCTGCTTGCAAGCTAATCCACTCAGGATACTCCTCTGAAAACCCACGACTATAAAATGTAGAGAACCAATTGTGCTTGCCACGTGGTGTTGAAATGAAAATGGCTTTTGCATTGCTGCGGTCTAGTGTAGGACGCAGCGAAACATTAAAAGCTGCTTCACCGTCGGATCCCAGAGCTGCTTCATCGAATATGATTAAGTTGTAGGATCGGCCCACTGTGGAATCAACTGTGGACAACGATCCCATTCTGATTGTAGAGCCATTGGCAAGTTCTATTACTTTATCCTTTAGATTGTCTTTCTCCACTTCTAGGTCGAAGTGTTTGATTAGTTTGCGTTGCAGCTCAAAACTAATAGACGATAAATTATAGTTCGGCGACATAATCAGCACATTGGATCCGGGTATTAACACTACCAGCTGACCAATGATGTTGGCAATGAATGTTTTGCCTAGACGTCGTGATAGTGCAGCGCAAATGAACCTGTACCTGGGATCATTGACTGCGTTGATTAAAGCAATCTGAGGACGGTTCAGTTCGTCGTAAACATTTTTGTTTTCAAATGTGAGTAGTTTCAAGTAGTTTGCAATAGGCAGCTTGATAAACCGTTCGGCTGCATCGTACTCGGTTAAATTGATTTTATCCACATCTCTAGACACCAGCAACATTTAAACCTCGTACTAGTGTTTGCATGTTTGACTTCCAGGATTCTAGCCGCCGCAGCTCTAAACGTGTGCGTACTTCTTCGAACACTTGAGCCCACGAACCAGGATTGCGAATTACTTTAACTGAGTCGTACCAGATATTTTTTTCGCCCATGGAATTGTTTCCCCATCTAAAATCAGTTTCTTTTAAAGGCTGCAACATCCAAGTTTCTTTACCCAGCGATCCGGCTAAATGCACCAGAGAAGTATCCACGCTAATGATCAAGTCCAGTCCGTTTACTATTTCAGCAGACTCAGACCACGAACCAGAATTCAGCGCAGTGACTCCGCGCACTGAGGGAGCTCCAGGACGTATGCTGTATAAATCTCCGAATTCCAGTAAGTCTGAAAAATATACAGGCAATGTACTTCTGTAACGATTGTTCGCGTGAGTAGGCGAACCTGCCCACTCAATGCCAATTTTCAGCTTGGTACCAGCAAATTTACGAGCACCAAACTTTCCACGCAGCCAATCATCTGGTGCCGAGTCAAATACGCTGGCTAAACTACAAATGGGGATGCTGCAGGTAGCACCGCTGTCCTGCACGTCTTGACAAACTCTGAACTCTG